ATTGCATTGACCCGTTACGTTATTGCGAAAAATACCTAAATTTTAACAAAAATTAATATATTTGAAGTATGGATGAATTTAATGTATTTGATAGTAAGATAAAAAACCTCAATAATGAGAACCGTTTTTTTTCCTTAAAAAATATTTTTGGTTATAAAAAAGTTAGTGAATTTGATATACTTAATAAGGGGTATCTATCAAATCAAGATGTTTATAATGTAGTTTCTAGGATTGCTAGGTTAACATCTTCTATACCTGTTCAAGTGATGAAAGGAGAGGATGAAGTATTTGAGGGTGACCCGTTTTATGAGTTTTTCCATAATGGATGGGGTAAAAGTCAAACGTTAAAAGAATCTGTAAACGCAATAGAAACTAACTTATTAATATTTGGAGTTGCTTATATTTTAAAGCAAGATTATAGTACGGGGTTTCCGTCTGATAAACTATGGGTACTACCAAGCCAATTAGTAACACCAATTAAAAATACAAATGATTTCTTTTCGGGTTATGATTATTACGAGTTTAACGATGGCTTAAAAACAGTTAGATATTTACCAGAAGAATTAGTAGTTTTAAAGTATTACAATCCAAATGAAGCATTAGATAAGCAAGAAGGTTTAAGCCCACTTCAAGCAGGTTGGACTGTTGTAGAATCTTCTAACAATAGGAATACAGCAGAGAAAAATATGCTTGAAAATGGAGGAGCAACTGGCTTAATCACCCCTAAAACTAATGAATTTGGTTTAAAACAAGCGTCTATCGAGGCGGTTAGAAAGTTATTTACTTCGATTATTGGAGGTGCAAAGAACTTTAATAAGGTGCAAACACTATCACAACCAGTAGATTATATTAAGATTGGTATGTCTGCAACTGATTTAAAGATAATTGAAAGTAGATTTCAGCATATTAGAGATATCACAGCGTTGTATGGCGTTCCATCTTTGTTATGGAATGACCCTGAAAGTAGAACACACTCTAATTATTTAGAGGCAAAAAAAGCACTTTATACACAAGCTATAATTCCAAACTATGAGCAGTTTTTAGACATTTACACTAGAAACATAGTAAAGGAATACAACGATTTTAATGGTACTGATTACTATATTAGAATAGATTTAAAGGCTATCCAAGAAGTTAATCCTAATTATGAAGAGAGGGTTCAGGATGTACTTTCTTTATACTCTAAAGGGCTAATAAGCAGAGAGAGAGGTCGTGAAATGTTAGGCGAATCTGAAAATATTGAAGAAACTCAATTAACACCACTTGAAACTTTAATGAGGTTAGATAGTGGAATGGCTAATACATTCTTTAACAGCTTAACAGAAGAAGAAAAAACTAAACTATTAAAAGATACATTAGGACTATGAAAAAAGAAAAATTAACACCTAAAGAGGTAAAAGAAAAGTTAGATAAAAAGTTAAACGATAAAATTGTAAGAAAATGAATAGTCAAAGAAATTCAGCGATAATAAGATTTAAGAGCCAAAAGGATGGTATTTTAAAACTAAAAAAGAGTATTGGTAAAAGTGCCGATGCTAATTTTAATATTACTCCTAAAGTAATTAAACCTTTGACGGCTGAAAAAGGAGTGTTAAAAGAAGATACAGAAGACTTTTTATATCGTTCTATCATTGCTAACACTTATAATTATATGGACAGCCACGATGATGTCCACGTAGGAAACACCTTTAAAAAGTCGATTAGTGAACGTAAAAGTGATTTATTAGATAGCCATATACATACAGTAGGAAGCAGGATAGGAGTTAAATTAGAGAGTAGAGAGGAGATAGTTAACTGGAAGGATGTTGGTTATGATATTGCAGGTAGTACAATTGCTTTGATTGAAGATGTAGAGATAAGAAAGGAATACAATAAAAATATATTTAATCAATATAAGGATAATTTAATTACTCAACATAGCGTAGGTATGAAGTACATTCAGATAGCTTATGCAGTTGATGATATTAACGATAAGGAGGGATTTGCAATGTACCAAAAGTATTTACCTATTATTGGCAATAGCAAAGAAGTTGAAGAGCAAGGGTATTTTTTCCCTGTTTCAGAGGCTATGTTAGTTGAAACATCAGCAGTTTTACAAGGTAGCAATCCGTTAACGGGAATCTATAATACTAATCAAACTGCTAAGGCTCACGAAATTGAGCAATTAATAAAAAGTTTTGATAATAACGAATTTATTTATAATATTTGTAAAGATATAGTTAACACTTATAAAGTAGAGCCGTCTAATGACACTCCAAAAAGTAAGCCGTTGTATTATATGAGCAGTTTTTAATAACCTAAAAAATGAAATTTGAATTTAAAGTAGGCAAAACTTTTGCTGATTATTTAACACACAAAGGAATCGAAGCTAATGCTTCTGATGAAATTAAGGCACCAGCTTTTGAAGAATACCAAGACGGTATGCAAAAGGCTTTAGAATTAGCTTTTGAAAGTAAAGCATCTAAAGAAGATATTTTAGCAATTACTTCTGAAATATCTAAATCGGTTGAAAAAAACCAAGCTATTGTATTAGAACTTGTAAGAAAACAAGGAGCTGAATTGTTACAAATGAAAAAAGACGGTTTACAATCTTCTGAAAAAGCATTGACTTTAAAAGATGCAGTTAAAGAAAACTTAGGTAAACTTTCAGATTTAGCTAACAAAAAAACAGGAGTTGAATTAACTGTTAAGGCAGTTTCTAATAGAGCTTCTATTGATGGCAACGAGTCTGCTTTTGATTTACCAAGTATTGGACAATTAGCTACTCAAAACGTAAACATCTTAAATGTTTTCCCAACTCAAACTGTTGGTATTGGTACTCACAGCGGAGAGATTAGATACTACGATTGGGATGAAGAAACAACTGTAAGAGCTGCTGCAATGATTGCTGAGGAAGGAACTTTTCCAGAATCAACTGCAAAGTTTAAAAAGTACGTTATTTCTTTAAAGAAAGTTGGTGATACTTTACCAGTTACAGAAGAGTTTTTTGAAGATGAAAACTTATTTTACAATGAGTTAGAGAGATTCTTAAGGCTTAATGTTGACTTGAAAGTAGCTGACAACATGGTTAACGGTGATGGAACAGGTAATAACTTAACGGGTTTAATTACTTCTTCTACTGCTTATACACCTGTTGCTAGTGGTATTACTGATGCTTCAATCTATGACTTAATTGTTAAGGTTAAAGAAGCTATCACTAAAACTGGAGGTGGTAAATATATGCCTGATGTAGTGTTCATGAACTTACCTACAATTAATAAATACAAATTGAAAAAAGATGCTAACAAAAATTACGTTATGCCTCCATTTGTATCTGCTGATGGTAAAGTGATTGACGGTATGTTAGTTGTAGAGGTTAACCAAATGGCTGACAATGTCTTAGTAGTTGGAGAGAGAAAATTCGGTACTGTTTACGCAATGAACGGAGTTACATTTGCACAAGGCGAAGTAGCAAACCAATTTATCGAAGATGAAATGACTTTAAAAGTTAGAAAAAGAGTTTTATTCTTAATTAGAAATTCAGATAAAAACGGATTCTACAAAGTTACGGATATTGATGCTGCATTAACTACGTTAGCAACTACTCCGACATAGTAGTATAAATATTACTATAAATATTAAACCCCTATTTACTTAGTATCTAGGGGTTTTTTAATTAATAAAAATTAAATATGATAGTTTTAAATATAGCGATTTATAAAAGATACAAGTTAACTAAAATAGTTTTAGATTATTATAGATACTTGATGACTAAGTATGATTTACAGATAGTTGTAGCAGGTTCAGAGGGTAATATAAGTGAAGATATAGCAAAAGGGTTGCATTACATTGAAGTTGAAAACGAACCCCTTACAATGAAGTATAATTCAATGATGAAGTATAGTAAGAAATTAAATCCTGATGCAGTTGTTTTGTTAGGTTCTGATGATATTATTTGTGAAAATATAGTTAAATTCTATATTGAGTTAGTTAAGAATAAAGAAAGTAATGTAGTTGGTTTTAATGATTTGTATTTTTACTTATCTGAATACGGTACTTTGCACCATTATAAAAGTCCTTACCAACATTTCGGAGCAGGTAGGTTCTATCCTAAAAGCGTTTTAGAGCTAACTAACTACAATGGATGGGAGTATCATAAAAACAAAGGGTGTGATGCAGAAAATCAAAGATATTTAGAAAGTTTCAAGGTTAAATTTAGAAGTATTTATTTAAGTGAGATAGATGGTTTTTTGGTTGATGTGAAAAGTAATTTTAATATAACGAGCAAAAACTTTATATTTGATTTAATAAATGTTAAAATTGATATAATGGAAAAGAAAGTAAGAAAAAGAACGGTTAAGAAAGTTGTTGAATTAGACGAAGTAAAAAAGGAATTACCTATTAAGCAAAATGACGGCTTTGTAATGGTTAAAATTACTAATCACCCGTATTTAGTTGAGGGAACAACTTACAAAATGGAGCAGGATAATGCGGATAAGATAGTAGCTAGAAAACAGGGCGTTATATGTTAAAATTAAGGGTTAATAATGATAAAAGATACGTGTTTAACAGCTTCTTTGATGTTACTTTGAACCAATTAAAAGAACCTCTAAAATGGTTATCAAAGCAGGATAAGGAGTTGTTAAATACTATTTTTCAAGAAGAACCAGAGTTAAACGAAAAAACTATTGATGTAATGATTACATGGATAATGTTTTTTAGCGATTTTAAAAGGGTTGAGCTTGAAAATATTAGCGTAACTGATGAAACTGATTTAAGCCTAACAACTTTATTTTCTCATTGTGCTTTGTTTATGGCAGAAGCTCCGCATATTTTTGATGTAGATAAGTTTAAACATAAAGGGGTTGAATATAAACTTCTAGAGCCGTTAAAAACAATAGACGGTACAAAGGTTCTACTAGGTAATGCCTCTTATAAACAATTTATGTTATCAACTAAAATAGATAATTTAATTAAAAAAGGGTTATCTGATAGTTACATAGACGGATTAATTCAATGTTTAGCGTTATTTTATACTGATGGTGACGATAGTAACGAGGGAATAAATAAAAGAGTTGAGGAGTTTGGAGAGATACAAGCAATATACGGATATAATGCATGGTTTTTTTTTGTAGTGGTTATAAACAAATACAACGATTTTTTCCAATCTTGTTTAACTCGAAAAATGACCAAGCTACAAGCAAAGGCACTATTAAAAGAAAGGATATTAAAACTTTGCTCGAAAATAACTATTGGGAAGTTGTCCGCAACGAGATTGCAAAAGATGGAGTATTTAATACTATCAACTTAAATGCTTTGGATAGTGTAGATAATAGTAACTTACTAGAAGTATTACAGTTTTTTAACTTAAAAGTAGCATCATTAACAACTGAATAAATGGCAAAATTAACACTTGATAACTTCATTAAAACTATGAATGTAGTAGCAACTGCTTACAACAAAGTAAATAGTTTTAAATATGATGAGATATGGAATATAAACGGGAATTTAAACGTAGAATTTCCCTGTATTTGGGTGCATTGCAACCCTGATTACACAGTAACAACAGTAGGTAATAAATTCATACAGGTAAAAGATAAGTTTAAGTTTAAGGTTGCAATATTTGATACTTATACAATAGAGGAGCAAAAGGCTATTAATGACGATTTAGAAGAGTTTAAAAGTAAGAAACAAGAGGAATTGATTGTTTATATGAGGCAATATCTAGCGGAGGTTAAAAGACTTTGTTTGGAGAATTACCAAACTGATGTAATTATATTAGGTGGTTTTGTAGCAGGTTTTAATAAACACAATCAAAAGTTAGCTGAACACTTCCAAGAAATTGAAGTACAGATAGTGAATAACTGTGATTTAGGTACTTTTACTTATGTATGATAAGCGTTTAAATATAATAGGGGCGTTTATAACAGACCAAATAAAAGCAGAATTAAAAGCACAAGGTCACGTAAATACTGGAGAGCTTTATAACTCTATAAAACACGAGGTTAAGCAAACATCAACAGGTTACGAATTAAATATTTACGCTAACGATTACGCTAAATATATGGAAAATGGATTTGGCAAAGGAAAGTGGGTTAGTGTTTATGCTTTAGCCGAATGGGTTGAACAAAAAGGAATAGCAACTGGCGAAAAGGAAATAAAGAGTGTAGCTTTTGCAATCCGTAGAGCAATTTATAACGAGGGGTCACCAACTAAGGGAGCTTTTGCTTTTTCGTCTAATGGCAGACGTAAAGACTTTGTAAGTTATACAATGGAGGTAATTAATAAAGATATTGAAGAGAGATTATTTGATATATTTACAGACGATTTCACAACTAAATTAAGTAATTTTATTACATACGCAAACAATCAAGAATAATGGCACTAACAAGGGAATTTTTAGGAATACCAAGTACAAACGAAAAGTATTTATTAAAAGCTACAACAGACAATGTAAATGTTACAAGTGTAATATTAACAATTAGTGTTGATGGTGTTAATGTGTTTAGTATTGAGCATTTGCCAGACATTGGAACAAGTGATGAATTTAGTTTTAATATATCTGAAATAATTAAGGAATATTACGAAACAGCTTTTTTTGATTTGTCACTTGACGAATTAACAACGGAAAGTTTTAATACTAAAAGGATTGTAGCAGTTACTGAGGAGGTTGTTGGATTAGTTCCTGTTGGTGTTGGTTATAATGACAATATTTTTATAGATAAATTCTATATTGAGTTATTAAAAGAAAGTAATTTCAACTTTACTACTTATAATGTTGGGGATTCTGGAAGCAGTACAAGAAAGTTTTTAAGCAACTCACCAAGTCCACAAGAGTTAAAAGACGGACAAAGTTTATTTTTAGCTATTAAAGACTTTAGTATAGATGGCAGTAATTTAGCAAAGCAGGAGGTAATAGTTGAGCGTTATAATAGTTCAGATGTATTACTAAGCTCTATAACGGTTGATTTAACAGTTAAAGAGTTTACTCCGTCTTTTTTCAAAGGCTTTAATAATTATTTTAGAGTTGAAATGCCTACGGGTGTTAGTTACTTACTTGTTTACGTTAAAGATGTAGTAGGAGCAACCAAAAGAAGTGAGGTAAGAAGAATTAATTATAATTGTAGTGAGGGTGTTAGAGTGCATTGGATTAATGAGTTTAACTGCCAGGATAGTTATACTTTTAAAGGTAGAATTGTAAAGGGTATTACAACTAATTCAAAGGCTTACCAAAAAGTTAGACCCGTTGCACCTAGTACGGTTGATGTTGGGAATTTGATTTATTCTAACGATATAGCGAACGAGTGGGAAATTTGGACAAATACAATCAGTCCAACGGATTTTGATTGGTTAAAGTCTATGTTTATAAGCAAACGAATAGCGTTAGAGATTGATGGTAATTATTACCCTATTATATTAAGCGAAAATGATTTTGTGTATAATGATGACTTTGATAGTTTAACTCAATTTAGTATTCCTTTTACCTTTGCTAATGTTAAAAATAATAGGATATAATGCAAGAAATAACTATAAGACTTTACGATAATTCTGTTTATTTAGGTGTTTTAGAGCTTTCAGAATTTAGCGACTTTGGATTAAAAATAACTAAGTCAATTAGTGATTTATCTGACTTATCAAAGCGTAACACTTCTTATTCTTTAGATTTTGATATCCCTAACACTCCTAATAATAATAAGGTGTTAGCTAATGTTAAGAACATTAATAAATATGATAATGAAGTAAAGAAATTACAAGCTAGGATTTACGTAAATGAAAACTTTGTTGACGGTGGTGTTTTATTACCTACTAAATCAAAGCATAATAACGATTTTACAGCGGTTTTTTATGGAGGTAATAAAGATTGGGTTGATGCAATAGCAGACGTTAATATAAGGGATTTAGATTTTGAGCTAACTCAATTTAGTGGAGGTGTTGAAACATTTGGAAGTAGTAGGATTGGAGTTGTAAACAGCGGTTGGAGTGGCACTAATGATATTCATTATCCTTATATGGATAGAAATAACACAGGTTTAACAGAAGATTTAAGACCTGTTATATTTGCTTATAACTTTTTTCAATATGCTTTTGCTAAAATTGGCTACACTATTGATTCAGATTTTTTTGAAACAGAATTTTTTAAGGGAACTGAATTAGGCGAGTATAAAGGGTTGGTAATTGACCCAGCTTTTAACTTTACAGTAGATCAAGATGAAATAGTACTAACTCAATCGGCTTACGGAACTACCTTAATAGATGAAGATTTAAACGCTGGTTCATGGACTGATGGCTTGTATTTAGGTGGTTCGGCTAGTCAGCAATCTTTATTGTGGAGAAGTAGATTTAATACTTTGTGGAATGATGAAATAAGCGACAATAGTAATTTATACACTACTGCATCAAGTACATATACAGCAAATAATACGGGAGTTTATACGGTTACTTTTAATCCTAAAGACGCTAGACTATACGTTTATATTCCAGAATCTAGTAGTGGTCCATATTGGTCGAGATTTTTCCCAGATACTATAAATCAAAATAGTTTTTTTGGACAAGTAGAAGTTATTTTAGTTAAAAATAACACTTCTAGTACTGTTATTGATGGTGTTGTATTAGATAGTATAATAACAAATGTAGCGGGTGATTTATCAACTCCAATAGATTTAGAAGCTAGTTTAAACAGTGGTGATGAGTTAAGTATTTGGTTTGAGTTTGTTGATAGTATGGCAGGTTTAACTGGAAGTAGAGCATATCTAAACTCAATTGCTAACGGTGGAGAGGGTTTAATAAATTGGCGAATGCAAGTGGGTGAAACTGCTACAATAAATATTGAACGAAAAGCAGAAATAAGTCTAACTAATAATGACCAATATACAATCACTAATCACATACCTAAAAACATTAAAGTACTTGATTTAATACAAGATTTTAAGGTTTTATTTAATTTATACTTTGACCCCGATGTTAACCGTAAAATTATAAGAATAGAGCCAAGAGATGACTATTATCAAAATTTAGGAAGTGCATTAAATATTACTGATTTAATAGATTTAAACTATCCAATTGAATTAGACCATAGTACAGACTATAAATCTGAAATGGTTTTTAAATACAAAGCTGATAGTAAAGACAAGTACCTTGAAAGGTGGCAAAATATTAATGATAGGATTTATGGCGAGTATATCCATTCTTTTAACTCCACTAGGTTTGAAAAAGGGCAAAACATACTAGAAACTAAGTTAATTAGCCCAACTATACAAGGAGTTTTACAACCAAGTAACATCGTAACATCAGTTATAAAAGAAGAGTGGTTACAAGCGGATAACGATGGTAAAGGAGTTAATAAAGATTATAACTTTAGATTGTTTCAATTAGTAAGAAACAGACAGTTTGACCAAGCAGGAACACCAAGAAGAACATCAAGTCCTTTAATTGTTAGTAGTGCATTAATGGAGGGTTTTGGCGGAACATCAACTTTAAACGATTTGCAGTTAACTTTTAATGGCGAAAACGGTTTAGTTGCTAATTACTACGCAAAGACTTTAAGAAATATAGAGGACTTTGCAAAGGTAAAATTAAGGGTTAAGATGAATAAAAACTTATTTTCTAGTTTTGACTTTTCAAGACCTTTATACATTGAACAGCCTTATGATTACAAAGGCTATTACGTTTGTAGTTCTATTAATAATTATAATTTTAATGAGTTAGATAGTACTGAAATTATACTAACTAGATTTAAAGACTATGCACCGATTGAGATAGACCCTACACAAAAAACCAATGTTAATATTTATAATAATGGTGATACGGGAAATGACGAGGGGCAAATGTATCAGATAATAGACGAGGGATTACCAACTGAACAGATTGATTTTTTATATGTTTACGATAATAACGGAAATTTACAACCACTTTTTTAATATACACAAATGGCAGACAAGGAATTAATATACTCTATAAAATTAGAGGGTACGGAATTATCAAATGAAAAAACTACTTCTTTATCTAAAGCAATTAAAGAGCTTACAGATGAAAAGAAAGAACTTAATAAGCAAATTAAGGAATTAGATAAAAATAGTTCTACTTATGATGAAGAGTTAGGGAAATTATTAAATACTCAAAACGAAGTAAACGCAAAATTAAAGATTGCAAAAAAAGAGTATGCTAGTAATGAAAAAGCAGTAATTAGTAACACTAAAGCAACTAGAGCAGAAACAGGAAGTTTAGAACAATTAAGAGGAAAATTATCTATTCTTACTGCTCAATACGACAAGCTAAGTAAAGAGCAAAGAGAAAACGCAGAAGTTGGAGGTGTGCAATTAAAAAGAATTAAGGAGTTAAACAAAGAGATTAGCGATATAGAAGAAAACTCTGGTAGATTTCAAAGGGGTGTAGGTAATTACTCAAAAGCATTTAAAGGATTAGGCGCAGCTGTTAAAACTGCAACTGGTGCATTTTTAGCAATACAGGGTATTATACAAACATTTTCTTTTTTCAAAGATTTTGCAAACGAAGTAGGAGAGAGTAATAAATTACTTGCTGAATTTACAGATGGAACAGGCGAGTCAGTTAAACAACTATCTAACTTATCTTTAGCTATAAGCCAAACATTTGGACAAGACCAAAAAGAGGTTTTAATAGCTGCTAATTCCCTTAGTAAACAGATGGGAATATCATTTGAAGAGGCTTTGAATAAAATTAACTTAGGTTTTTCAGCAGGACTAAATAATAACGGTGAATTTTTATCACAACTAAGAGAGTATCCAACTTTATTAAGCGAAGTAGGTTTAACAGCTGATGAAACTTTTAACTTAATTAATCAAACTGTTAAAAGTGGGGTTTATTCAGATAAAGGTATTGATTCTATAAAAGAGGCAGGAATAGCACTAAGGGAATTAACTCCCGTGACTAGACAAGCATTGGATGGTATTGGGCTTAGTTCCGCTGAAATAGAAAGAAGTTTAGCAGATGGTTCTAAGTCTGTTTTAGATGTTATAAAGGAGGTTAGTACTCAAATGGGTACTTTACCACCTCAAAGTGCAGTAGTAGGTACAGCAATAGCAGATATATTCAAAGGTGCAGGAGAGGATGCAGGACTTGATTTTTTACTAACACTAAAGGATATTAATTCAGAATTTAGCGAACAGACTTTAAATTTAAACGAGGCACAATTAGCACAATTAGAATTAGCTAAATCAAATGAAAAATTAAATGCTGTTTTTAATAAGTACTTTGGGGATTCATCAATAGGATTTCAAAAAATAAAAGCCTTTGCCATTTCATTTTTAGCAGATGGATTAAACAAACTTATCAAAGCTAATATAAAGGTCGCTAATGGCTTTATAACTATATATAATAGCAGTTTACCATTAAGATATAGTTTATCAGCGATAATATCACTTATTAAATCAGTCCAAAAATTTGGGGAGTATTTGTTTACTCAACATTTAAGATTTTATAAGGATGTTTCAGATATTTTCAATTCTTTAATTAATCTAGATTTTGACAATATTGCTTTAATAAGTGAAAAATACGTAAAAGACCAAATAGAAGCGGCAAAGAAATTAGGAAGTGATATTTATGATACTTTTGCAGATGGTTTTGAAGAAACTAAAAATAAAAGATTACCAATTATAGAGTTTAAGACAGAGGAAGTTAAAACAGAATCAGGAAAAGAGGCTGAAGAGAAAGCTAGAAAAGAAAGAGAAGCAGAAGCTAAAAAAGAAGCAGAAAGATTAGCTAAGCAGAAAGAAGCAGAAGCTAAAAAAGAAGCAGAAAGATTAGCTAAGCAGAAAGAAGCGGATGCTAAAAAAGAAGCAGAAAGATTAAAGAAACAAACAGAAGATAATGTTAAATCTGTAAATAAAACTATTGAGGAGTTAGAAAAAGAAGCATTATTAAGGGGTATTGATGATAAATATGATGCTGAGATAAAGAAATTAGAAATAGCTAGAGATATAAGAAAAAAAGAAATATCTGAAAGTTTAGCAGATAAGAAACAAAAAGATGAGGCTGAATTATTATTAGATGCTGAATTTGAAGCTAAAAAACAAGAGGTTGAGGCTAAAAGACAAAAGGAATTAGATGAAAAAGAAAAAGCCCAAAAACAAGCGGTAAGGGAACAAAGTTTAAATTCCGCAAAAGAGTTAGCAGATACTGCTTTGCAAGTGTTTGAAGATAGAAGCACTAGAAAAAAAGAAGTTGAATTATCAAATTTAAACAGCCAACTAGAACAAGGCTTAATATCACAAGAAGAGTTTGAGAAAAGTAGAGAGGCAATAGAACGTAAAGCATTTAACCAAAAGAAACAACAAGATACAGCACAAGCAATTATAAATGGAGCTTTGGCAGTTACTAGAGCATTAGCAACAAGTGGACTTTTAGGACTATTACAAGCAGGTACTATAACGGCTACAACAGTTGCCCAAATTGGAATTATACAAGCACAAAAATTTAAAAAAGGTGGTGTGTTAAGCGGTGCTAGTCACGAAGCTGGAGGTGTTCCAATGTCTGTTGACGGCAAGTTAGGTTATGAGGGCGAAGGAGGTGAAGCGGTTATCAATAAGCGTTCTACTTCAATGTTCCTGCCACAATTAGACGCAATAAACCGAGCAGGTGGCGGAGTTAGTTTAATGTCGCCTAACATGAGTAATTTAAGTATGTTTAGAAATGGGGGTGTTATGAGTGCATCAAATGTTTCTAATTCTATTAATGCGGAACAAGTAGCAAGTATAGTAAGTGCATCAATTGGGAAAATTCAAGTAGTAAACAATGCAACAGATACAGCAAATGTAAATGGTAGAGTAAATCAAATTAAAAATTTATCAACTTTTTAGTTTGTTGTATAATAAAATATTTTATATTTGAAACATAATTAACATTATTTAAGACAAATTAACTTTTTTTAACATATAAACATTATAAAATGGCAAATTGCACAGTAGCATCAAACTTATTAATTAATTGCGTAGATGACCAAGCTAACGCGGGTTTAGGTAAAATTTACCTTGCTTTTGTAAATCAAGTAGATACATCGGCAATCACTTATTCAGCAACTGACCACTCAATGACAGCAGTAGGTTTATTAGATTCAGCAGTATTTGTTGAATTAGAGGGGCGTTTTGAATTAACTGATTACGCAAGTACTAGTAATAGAGATAACTACGGAACTACTTACGAAAGGACTTTAAATGCTTTCTTCCCTAACTTAACTAAAGAAAGACAATTTATACTAGATAACTTATCTAAAGGGAAAAAACTTTTTGCAATCGTTGCAGGTTATGAAAGCACTGGAACACAAAAAAGAGCTTTTGTTTTAGGTTGGGATAAAAAACTAGGTGCAGAGGGTGGAGCAATGCTAAACATTAATGAGATAGTTGCAGGAGAGATAAGCGGACAAAATGGAGCTACTGCAGTTTTTACAGCTAAATCAACAGAGTTATTAAGAGAATTTGTAGGTTCTATTACAGTTGAGGACGGTGCAACAGGAACGTCAGTTAGTTTTGGAGCATAATATTTAAGATTTTCATATCTATATTGTTTTTAATTATAAAAGAGCCTCATTAATTTGGGGCTTTTTTATTAAAATTTGTTAAATTTGATTATATGGCAACTAAAAAAGTGTACGAGGTTAAGAAATTGAGTATAGGAACTAGGGTAATGAGTTCAAAAGGTATATTCATTTTAGATAATAGTTTAAGTCAAAGAAAACTAAAAAGCCTTTATGATATGGGTATAAAAGCAATAACCGTTAAAATTATAGAAGATGGCAAAGATATTAACGGCTAGTCAGATAAAGGATATTGCAGTAGTTGACCCTAATTTTGATATTGGCTACTTAGATAAAATTATTGAATATACACAGCTAATTGATTTAAAACCAATTTTAACAGTTGATTTGTATAATGATTTTATTGATAATTTAGGTTCTTTGCCTGTTAACTATCAATATTTGTTGGATAATTACATACAATACTTATTGAGTTATGCAACTTTATTTAATGCTATTAAAAAAGATGTAGCATTACAAGTTAGCAATCAAGGGGTAATGACTAACAGAACAGATTTTAGTGACTCAAATAAGGACTACGCAACTAATAAACAGCTATTAACTTTGGCGGATATGTGCTACACTTACCAATATGATTTGGGTTGTTATTTAATTGACAATAAAACTGATTATCCTTTATTTGATATTGATAAAATTACAGTAGATTTAAAATTTAATTGTTTCTTTGGACTATGAGTACTAGACATATAAACGTATTAGAGAGCGAGAAACACACCCCTAAAGG